GGTGTTTCGTATAATAGTATTGCCTTGATCGTCCTTAGAGAACTTAAAACCACCTAATGTACGAGCCATACGTAACTCTGGATTAAAGATACCCGCAAGCATACTGCCTTTAAGGACTGTACCCTCTCCCTCTGAGAAGTCTTTGTAGTCCACCTGAGACCTACCCTCTGCCATAGCCTTACGGACTGCAGCTTTTAAGGTTTCGATGTCAGTTTCATTTAAGTCTTTCTCAGTAGCAGTTTGACCGGGCTTAAAATAGTTACCAGTAAAGAACCTGAACTCACTTGTACCTATATTAGAAAGGCTTTCACCTGCACTTGATAAACTTTCTGTAACTACATCAAGAGGAGATCTCATATCCCCAACAGCCTCTGCTACCTTAGGTGTAACATCTGCTACGTAGTCCACACCCTTCTCTAATGCCTCTGCAGCACCATCTACAACAGTCTGCCACATGCTAGTGCCTGCAGATACAGCTTGTTGTCCTGTTTCAACGACATCTTCAACAGTGTCACTGACTACAGCTGCAGCCTTAGATGGTTTAAACTCTTTAGCTTGACTTGAGAAATCCATATCAGCTACCTACCTCTGCTATCAGTGCATCAAGGGTTTTATCATCTACCTTCTTGAACCCTTCCCAGATACTACGTAGGTTGTTTCTTTTCTGAGACATTGTTTTACCCTTAGCTATATTCTCTTTCGCTAAGAACAAGAACATCGAGTCTTGTGTAGCCTTGTTGAACACAGTATCCTTAGGTAAATTCATACGGTTTACTAGATCACGAAGTGTCCCACCTACAATCTGGTACTTGCCCATAGGAGTAGAGGTTAGACCTTTCTTATAGGCAGCGGTAGTCGTAGGTAGACGAGGTTTAACGTATTTCCCGTATTCACCTGACGGTTGAGAGAAGTCAATCAACTGACCTACTGTTTGGTTAGAGACTTTGAACCCCTTAAAAGGTGTGTCCTTTGTTTCAAAGTTGCCGAACAGTGTGTCATAACCTTTTGCTTCTACAGCAGCCAGTGTTGTCTGTGTAACTGAGGCTGGTTGTAGGCTTTCAGATACAGCAAGTGGTTTATATTCTGTCGCTTGATTAGAAAAGTCCATCAGATCACTCCACTTATTGAAACTCTGGCTCTGGTTTAGTGAGCAACCTGCCATCAGAAGGATTGATAAACACAGAACCCGGTGCAAGACTATCGAAGAACGCTTGTTGTTCGTCATCTGTATCTCCTTGAATAGTGTACGGCTTAGGTTTTACTACACCGTCTAGACTGTACCACTGACCTTCTTCCACCATACCAACAGCCTCTTGGTTTTCAACTACGATAGGTTCTAATCTAGTTCCTTGTATGATAGTTTCTTGATTAGTGTCTACTCCCTCAACAAGGGTCTTATCAAGAAGACTGTTTGTTTGCTCAATCACAGTACGATACTTGTAGGCTTTGTCTATATCACCAAACGTGCCAAGGTACGAGCCTTTAACAAGGGGCATACCTTTAGAGTTGGTAGCAGGTGCCTCACTTCCAATCTCACGTTGAACAGCCTTTATGAAATCAGGGTCTGTAGCATAGTAAGTTTTAGTAGCTTCGTCCCACTTCAAGTCTAGTTTGTAGCCGTAAATACCTTTAGCTCCAGACTCAAGAGATGATAGTGTGCTCTCAGCAAAGCGGAGGTTGTTAGTGATTGCACTGTTCAACAAGGTACGGATCTGGTTAGCAGCTGGCTTATCTACACTCTCAAGCATGTTGATCTTCTCTAGGAGACCTGAGTCTTCTACAAGCTCTTTGATCTGAGAACCTGTCTGGTGGAAGTCAAGGTGATTAAGGCTCTTAACTACAGATGCTACACCAGCCACAAGCTGTTTACGTCCTTGATCTGTAGCAACTGCACCTACTTCGAGTTCCTTCAAGAGAGCTAGACCTGTCTGACGTTCTGTGAGCAAGTCCCCTGCAGTCATATTCGTAGTATCAAACAAAGCACCCATCTCCTCAGGAGAGAGTATCGTGTTAGGTCCAACAACTTCATCAGTCTTGTTAGCTAAGATACCATCAAAGATAGCACCTAGGTCACCCTTACTTGAAATAGCTGCAGTAGGACTAGCGTCTGACATTCTAGTGTTGATTGTTTGCATGATTTCAACACCAGCTGGCGATGCAAGAATGTCAGCGTTAGTGATAGATGCCCCTGCAATAACCTCAGCCATAGTGTTACCTGACTGTGCTAGGAACGATGCAACACCTTCGGCTACCCTCGCAGGGTCTTTAGTCTCTTTTACTTGAGTAAGGAAGTTCTCTAGGTTTGTGAAGTACTCAGTTACATTGTCTCTTTCTTCCTGAGGTACAATGTTAGGCACTTGCATCTCAATATAACGCTTCATTTCTGCAACTTTAACTTCAAGCTGTCCAATGTCTGTAGTTGTGATAGGTTGCCCACTATCTCTCTTGACTGCAAGAGCAGCAACTACAGCGTTATCAAGAGTAAGTAGTTGATTTTCAATTAACGGTTTAGTCTTACCGTAGTAAGATGACAGATCGTTGACGTTTGCTGTAGTCTGCATGAGAGATACAGCTGCATTCTCTGCCGCTGCATTCTGAGCATAAGCAAACCTCTGTTGTTCTGTGAGGTTAGGCTCTAAGATACGAGATGCTTGGTAGGCATTTACGAACACAGGATCTTTCATCATAGCTTCTTGCATCTCTTGCTCAGGGCTTGTTGCAATCTGCTTCAATGAAAGACCTGTCTTAGCTTTTACAACAGTGTCGTACTTTACTAAGTCACGATAACCGCCGGGAAGTTTATCAGCAGCCTCTGCAATCGCCTTACTAATCCCTGCTTTACGTTCTGTGTAAGTCAAACCTCTTGGGCTTTCAGCTTGGTCATCAAGTAGGTCGATTGCAGCCTCTAAGTCACTGATAGCACTCTTCTCTCTTACATTCTGAAAGGCTTTTATACCATCACCAGCAATACTTATACCAGCATTGATGCCACTAAAGACAGCACTCTCATACTGTGTTTGACCTTGAATGGCCCGTGCCTGAGAGTTAAGAGCCATTGCTTGAAAGTCAGACCGGATCTTAGCAGTGTTATCCTTCACTGGTTCTTGCGGTCTCTCGAAAGCAATATCGAAGGATGATTTAGGTGCGAATATATCTTGTGCCATATTAGTTTCCTAGTGTTGATGCTAGACGTTCAGCCATTGCAGCCCTGCCGTTCTTGCGTAGTTTAAGAATAAGCCGGGGTAGCTCACTCTCTAGTGGTGTAACAAGAGCCTTACGCATAGACATCTTGGTTGCTTCTGAAGCTCCACTCAGATCAATACGCATCTTTAAGGCATACAGAAGATTAAAACCTTCTTCGATCTTAGCTGGGTCACCTGTCTGGATCATAGTGTGTGCTTTATCTGCAGTCCTGTTGATAGACTTACGTTCAGTACGGATCTTCTTATCATCATTGTAGATAACAGACTTAGTTGCGTAGAACTCTTGAACCTTAAGAGGACCGAAACCAAGACCAGTAGAGATAGCTTCTGTTGTAGTCATCTCACCGGGAACTGTAGCTCCTGTCTTACTACGGTACTGACCGTTGTTCAAGATACCTACCATCTTAGCTGCGTTGTCTAAGGTTGAGATGTTACGAAAGGTCTTCATGACATCCTCTGTTACCAGAGTACCGTTCCCATCTGTTAGGTTCTGTGTAGCACTAATCAAAGATTGTACAATGTCACCACCAATCTGAGCAGACGGACCACCTACAACCTCTAGGAACTGACCTTCGTTGATCTTACGGAGTGTCTCTCTGATCTGACCTGCAGGTGCGAAGCTAGTAGAGAAGCCAACACCTACACGGCCCTTCTCGTCAGCCATCATAGTATCTGCTATACCATCAATAAGACCCCACTTAAGGTAAGTGAACAACTCATTGTCTGTAGACATACCTGTTTTCTCAGCAATGTAGTCTGCAGCACTAGCAAAGCCGAAGCCTGCAGTACCGTACATTGGTACAAGAACTGCCCCTAAACGAGCACGTTCCATTTTAGTGAACTCTTTACCATTGAACAGTGTCTCCATAGACCGCATGGTGTGTGACAACCATTGGGTAGGTAGACGCATGGCACCTTTCTGCCAAGACGCATTAGATACAGATGACATGTGGAAGTTAAGAGCACTGTCTCGCCTAGCAATCTGCATACGAGCCTGTTCTGAAAGGATAGAGACACCGGGGTTCTTAGCTTTGAACTCTAGGATAGCTGTGTACGTACCTGTCAGACGGGCTAGACGGTCACCTTCACGGAAAGGTACGAGACCAATGTCCATACCCTTAGAAGCTGTCTTCTTAGTGTTTGCCCAAGCGTTAGCCAATGCACTAGGTGTGTAGTCCTCACCAGCAAAGCCAGATATACCACGACCATAGCCAGTGTTAAGCTCTGCAATCTCAGTATCTAAGTCAGCCCGACCAGAGGTACGGACGTATTCCATGATCTCTTTTAACTCATCTTCTGATAAGTCGTAACGACCAGCAAGCCTCTTAACACCAGCCTCTGCGAAGTCAGGGAAAGTGTGTAGACCCCGCATAAGAAGAGCTAGAGCAGCACCACGAGAACCCTGTTTAGGGGAGATAGCCATGATAGATGAAACATGGAAGGACTGAACAACAGTCTGCTTGATATTCAAGAAACCGAACTTAGTCATGAAGCCTACTTTAAGGCCTAGGTTAGTTGGATCTCCGAAGTCAAGCTCTTTGCCTGTGATGTTGTACACAAACTTAGCAGCACTGTCACCTAAGTTACGCATGAAGATCTCGTCTTCACGTTTAACATTCATACGGCGGCGGTCAATGTTCCACACTTCCTTCATGCGAGTTACTTCTTTACCTGATCCTGTGAACTTAGCATTCATAAACAAGTTAAAGTAATCATCAGAAGGTATGTTCTTAGGTAATTCAATACCTGAGATACCCTTGGCTTTCTTGACCCATGCCACCATAGCATTCATGGTGTAGGCTCTGTAGCTAAAGTCATTGATAGCACTGTTGATACCTGCTACAACATTAGAAGCGGGGTCATAATTCGTAGTTTTACCACCACCGTAGTGAGGAAGAACTCTGTCACTTCTCCGCATGTCATTTTCAATGAAGTCAGCAGTAGACATACCGTTGAAGACATCATCCTCACCGTCTACAGCATTAACAGATACGTTACGTTCCTTCACTTGGATGTTAAGCTGAGTCTCTAAGTCCCACTTATTCTCACGAGCAAACAACTCGAAGTCTTCCAGAGTTTCAACGTCTGGGTTCCAAGAGTTGTTAGCCTTAATGATCTCATCAATGTCCTCTGAACCACGAGCAGCCCGGATTGTATTGATCTCAGTGACAGCTTTAAGAGCTTCATCTTCTGTGAAGGCAGATAGGAATGTCTTGATACGGCCTTTCTCGTAGTCACCTGCAACAACAAACCAGTTAGCAGATGGGTTAGTACGAGGACCACCAGCATTGTAGCCAAGAACATCTGTAGGATCTAAGGAGTCTATTGTTGAGGGACGTATAACGTACTCTACACCTTCGTATGGTTTATCTAGACGCCAGACTTCAGTACCACTCTCAAGAAACTCTTTGTAGGTGATCTGGTTATCAAAGATGTCCATGATACGAGCCTGCTCAGGAACCTTAGCTGTAGTGCCAAGACGTTTAGCAGGTACACGAAAACCATTAGGCAGCTTTACAGCACGGTAGCCCTTCTGGACATACCGTTGCATGATGTTAGAAGCCTGTAGGAGATAGGAAGCATCACTGATTTCTACAAGAGCATTGTAGGCATCAATTACTTTAGGTGTAGCTTTCTTACCTGTGAACTCTTCATACTTATTAGAGAAAGTAATGTCATCGTACCAGCCACGTTTAGCTGATTCGAGAGGATTGTCACGTAGTCCACGGGTGATGAAGGCTAATGCTGCACGGTCTGTATTGTTAAGGGCTTGGATAGGCTTAGAGGCATCTTTAACAACCTTACCTAGAGCAGCTGCAGCACCCTCACCTAAGTTAGCTAACTCTGTAGTACGTTCAAGGCCACGAGTAGCTGCAGAACCAAACACACGACCAATAGGGTACGTGAATGAATCAATAGCATTACGCAAGGCATTACGTTCTAGCTTCATAGCACCATCGAATACATCTTCAATACCGGGTATTTCCTTAACGAGGTTAAGGTTCTCACTCTTCTGTACAACAAAGCCTTTAAGATCATCACCGTCCATTACGGGGACAAGTTCACCCTGCATACGTTGAGCAGCAGCCTTAGCACCTGCAGTTGGAGTACCTGCAGCTGTAGGCTTATATGGTTGACCATCTGTAGCTCTACCGAATTGCATCGTAACTTTGTAGTTACCGATCTCGTCGGATACTTGAGCAGCTTTGTACACAGGGTTGTTGAAGGCTTGCTTCATACGAACACCTGCCTCAGAAGCAAGACGTTCTACATCAGCCTTAGGCAGTACACGACCTACAACATTACTCTCATAGATCTTCTTGATCTCTTGTACAACACGGTTCTCTTGAAGGCGACGAGACACAGACCCTTCCGAAGGAAGAGCCTCGTCAAGGTGTGGGTTCAGAGAGGCTGGGCCTACATCAGAGGTAACCTCAGGGTCTACTCTACTGTTCAAGACCTCTTCAGCTGCATCAGCACCAGCATCTAGACCTTCGTTAGAGGATACACGACCAGTCAGTGTTTTCTTCTTAGCAGTCTTGATAGCTAGTTTAGTACCAGCCTTACCTAATTGAACAGCGGTTGTACCTACGCCTGTTGCATCAAGCAGAGCAAAAGCCTTAGTTATACCCTTGTCAGACGCAGCTCGAAAGCCATTGTTGTTGACAATCTCATTCAGTTGAGATAACCTCCAAGAGCTATCGTCCCGTGGGCCTTTGCTCATGTAGTCCTCAGCAAAGCCATCGAACCATTGACCGAACTCTTTAGGTGTCATCTTGATCTTGTTAGTAAGAACCTCAGTACCTAGAGCCTCAAGCTCATCTTTTGTCAAGAGGGTCTTAGGAGATGTAACAAACTCGTGTAGTGCCATAGAACCGAAGTCAAGTATGGCATCAATAGCACCAGTCTCTTCTTTGTCTTGGTACTTCTCAATCACACTCTGAGCAATACGGTTGTTAGAGGCAATGCGAAGATCAACAGGCTCTACACCTGTGTCTTTAAGACCCAGTGCCTGCTCGTAGAAGAACTGTGCAGAATCAAGAAAGTCAAGTTCTTTCTCGTAGTACTTGTCTACATTCTTCTGGAACTGCTCAGGGTCTACATCTAAGTACTCAAGACGTTCCATAGCATAGGACTGCAATGGTCTGTTCTGATCTACAAAGTCTTTCTTTGCAACTTCAACGTCTGTGTGAGGATTACCTGTGGTTAGGAATACTTCGTCAAGTTCAGCATCTGTTTTTATAGAAGTGTCCTGTTCTTCCTGTGTCTGAAAGTCATCTAAGAACTGAGTAGTATCAGACTCAATGAACGTGAGGTCTTCGTTTTCCATTTAGGTCTTCCTCTTACGTATTATTATTATTAAATAAAACGACTGCCAGTGCTTGCGATATTCATACCCAAGTTAAAGAAGCTAGAAGCCTGACTAGAGTACATATTCGCACGAGATAAAGCTAGGCCTTGTTGTGCTTGTAGAACATTTGCTTGACCGTACAGACCTGTAATCTGAGAGCTTAGATCAGCCTCTTCTTGACGTAACATTGTGATGTTCTCTGAGAGACCTGACTGTTGAGAGGAGTAGCCTAGTGCAGAAGCAAGGTTAGAACCTATAGAGGCTGTACCACCAGATACTGCAGAACTTTCACCAGCACCTGCAGCTGAGGCTAAATTAAGAGCACGAGCACGTTGGACCTGTGCTTCACGGATAGCCTGCCTACGGCTCCTACGTACAGCTAACTTTTCTTGTTCAGCTTGTGTAGATATTTGTTCCTTTTGAACAACTATTCGTTCTTGTTCTACAGCGGTAGTCTCTTCTGAAATTGTTGTGACTTCCCCTGCTATTGTCTCAGCTTCGGCTACAGCACGTTTAGCCTTTTTCTTGGCTTTTATACCTTGATCGACAGCGATAAGAGTAGTTACAGCTAGGATTGCAGTAATAGCAGCCATGTTATAATTCCTTTAGATATGCAGTTTCCAGAGCTTGAAAACCTTTTCGTTTATACAAGACGCCTGCTCTGCCATCCTCTAAGAGGTTCTGTGCAGACAGTCTAGCAAAGATACACCCTACATCCTTTGACCATTTTACGTATTCGTCAATTAGTTTGAATGCGGTCTTACCGTTTCGATGGTCTGGGTCAAACCACAGTAAAATCTCTTGACTAACTAATAGGTCACTTATCATAAGTTCAGCAGCGTAAGCTCCCATACACCCAACAATCTCACCTTCGTATTCAACAACTTTAGCGAACCCAAGCTCACCGTCTATCAGTTGTTGTATTAAAGAAGTGACCTTGGTTGGGTCCATCTTTGCAAAGGTATGACCTATCTCTTTGCTAAATTGTTTACAGGCAATTACAAGTTCAAGTGTGTCGCCGTGGTTAGCGTCCCGTATTGTGTAAGACATGAAGTCTCCTAGTTAGAATTTACTATTTACTCCACCTAGGATAGAGAACCCTAGTAGAATAAAGTCTTTACCCTGCTCACTCTCGAACTTAATACGCATTGAACGTCCCTTGCCACGTAGTTTCATACGTGTAACAATGACTGACTCAGGGTGGTTGAAGTCTAGAAGGTTACTAGAGTTTACGACTGGCATACGCTTGAAGCGGTAGGCTTGTTGAGGGCTACTAGACGAGGCACTCTTGAAGTCCCAGAAAGAAGTAACGAACATTGACGATGGGTTGTCTGGCTGGTAGCCTGTTTCTTCGTTGCCTTCCCAAGCTGTCTCTGTTAGGCGCATGTATGTAGTCACGTAAGGTGCAGTCTTCTTAAGGAGTAGGTCACCCATGAAGTCGTAACCAGCTTCTGCATATGAGGAGTAGTTTGTTGTACCCCAATCTAGGAAGTCATCTCCACTAAAGGAACCCATAGTGATCTTGTTTGTAGCATTGTCCCTAATCAGAGCAATGATAGCAGGGGAACCTGTAGCTACGTTTGCTACCTGTTGAGAGATAACATCGTCACCTGCAGTCGTTACTACATCATCACCGTTAGTAGTTACTACATCAAGGGCAGAGAGACTAGCACCGAAGCCTGAGTAGAACTCAAACCCTACTACGCAGTCTGTGTCTGCTCCAGCATCTTCAATATACCAAGGGTAGAATGCTCGTAGTGCAGCATCAAGTACAAGGATGTTGTTAACTTTAGACTCAACACCTTCGTCCTGATCGGGCCAAGACCAGTAGGCTCTTTTGTTTACACTGTCAAATGCAGTCTTTAGTTTAGTCTTAGACTCGTTAGGGATCAAGTCCCAATAAGACTGGATAGTACCAAGTGTTAGGTTACTCTCTACAGGCCGACCAGTTGCACCATCGAAGTCTAAGGTATGGATACCGTTGCGGCTCCACCAGATAGGAGATCCATCTGCAACAATAAAGCTACTAGCATCTACGATACCTACGTCTGTAACCTTCTTAACAGCAAAGGCTGAGGGTGAGAAGACACCATCAATACCTTCTATACGCCACACACCATTATCAGCAAAGACGTAAAGAGAAGCATCAATAACGTAGAGAACCTTAATACCTACTGCACCAGCAATCCTGATAGTACCACCGTCTGTGTCTAAGAGATCACTGATCTGCTCAGAGGTAGGGTCATTCTGTTGTAGGCACTCACCTAGTTTATTGAAGTCAGTTATCAGTTGGCTAAACAGAATGATGTCTGTGTTCTTAGCACTGTTCAAGCCTGCATAGAAAGCACGGCCTGCGAAGTTAGCTATAGTAGAGAACCTGCTAGTCTCTACTTCAGTTGTAAGACCTGAGATACCCGAAGCACTTGTACGGTTCTTATTAAAGAAGTCTAGTATGTAGTGTCCGTTACCAGTTAGTGTCGTACCAGTGTAGATCTTATTCCACTCAGCAGCATCGTAGGTTCCCGTAGCATCTTTACCTGAGTACCAAGGATGTGTCAGACGCTTTGTAAGGTCCGTAGGAGCACCGTTACCTGTGTTCCACCCTGTGTTCTGTGCATCGTACTTACGTTCATTAGAGGGGCTTGAATCGTCTGTGAGGTATGTTGAGGTGTCACCCTGCCAATCGAAGTCACGAGTACGGAAGTCGATCTGTGTGACTGTTAAGGTCTCTGCTACATTGTCTCGTTCTATGTAGATGGGGTTGATAGCAGATGATACAACAAGCAAGGCACCCTTGAGGGATGTGAATGTACACTTAGCTTCCGAAGCACCTACACCACCTGAGGTCTCGTATGTAGCAAGGTTAACTGTATGTGTCTCTTGGTTAGCTGAGAAGGGAGCTTCGGCTTTGTTGTAGAAGTAGAGTGTAGCACCGTTCTGAAAGACTAGGAACTCTAGACCTGACTGACCGCCTACGTTAGACCATGTACCTGTAGTTGTGATAGCTGCATCTGATACAGTAAAGGTAGACAGTACTGCGTTAGTTTCCTTAGCAATACCCTTACGTCTACGGCGAGAGCCATCACGACGAAGGTCACAGTTCAGTTCGTCTACAGAAGCATCTGGTGGAAACGTAAGTTCCCCTGCCTCAGTAACCAGACCTTTAATGAAAGTATTAACTACCCTTTGAGTTAGATTCTGTGGCATTTCGTTTCTTCCGCTCCTCAAAGTCCTTACCGAAAGCCTCTCGTTTGACAGCTTTAGTAGGGCTTAATGTATTAAAGTATCTCTGGATAGCATCCTTAGCCCTCAGTATGGAAGTGTACTTACCACTTAGCTCTTTAGGTATCTTGCCTTTCTCGACATGAACTTCGAAGAACTTATAACCACCGGGGGTCTTCTTGACATGAATAGCTGTAGTAGACTTCTCAGGACATCTTGCGGTTAAGATCTGTTTGTCGTTGTTAACAGTAAATTCAACGTCTACCATATGTGGGCCTTTTGTTTGCTTGCTTGAGTCGGTGCATGTCGTTCTGTACATAGGACTTCTGCCTACGAGCAGCCTGTTCGATCTTCTGGTCTACACCATTCTTGAACAAAGAGAAGCAGGTTGACTTAGACTCAGCAATAAGGTAAGGAAACAATACTTCATCTACGTCTGGTGTGAAGTCATCACTGATTGTGAAGCTAGGTATCTTGTGTCCGTAGCATCGTGTCTTAGAGGAAGTAAGTGTCTGGCTGATAGAACTATCGTATGAGTCCATAACAACATGCTCGTCATCAAACAGTGTGAAGTAAGAAGGAGCCTTGTCGTTGCGGATCAAGACAGGTACGTTACCGTTAACGGAGTTAACTGAGATAGTTGTAGTACCCTCAGCATTCAAGCTAAGAAACTCAATAGGCTCCAAGTACTTTAGAGTACGGAAGTCAGTACCAGTAGCTGAGATGTTATACTGTACAGTCTCAATCTTCTTTACATCCTCAGGAATAATGAAGTGTGTAGGACGAGCAATAGAAGAGAGACTTGTCAGTGTAAGAAGTTCTTGGTGTTCTGGTATCATTCGTGTAGATACCATGTTAAAGTAGACATCACGAACCACAGAAGCAATCTGTTCAGCTTCAATGGAATCACTAATGCTATTCACATCCTCAGAGTCCATATCGGACAGGATGTTCTGGACTATCTGTAGGAGTGTTCTTTTCATTAGGTGTGCTCCACTACAATAGATAGGATGCAGTCAACGTGTGAGCTAGGCCCACCATCGCCTTGAACAAGAATGTAATCATTATCTGTGACTGTGTTGTTAGAGGATGGGTTAACGGAGTCAACATCACCAGCAGCTGAACCCGATTGAGTTACAGTAACTGTCCCCATCGTAGCTGAAGAGGAGTTCTTAATTGTAAACACAAGATCTGAACCAGAGATAGCAGCCCCTATAGAGGAGGTTATCCGACTTACTGTACCTCCGAATGGAATAGGAAGATATGCGTCCGAAGCAGAAGAGATGTCATGAATATGAATATTAAAGACAGATCGTCTATGGTCTTCCCATGTACCTGAACCTGCACCGTCTGCTACATACACATCACCTGCAGCAGCTGTGGAAGCACCTTTAGGCTCGTGGAGATAGGGGTCAGATAGTGCTGAGTGATTTACGTTTGCCATTTAATGTATTCTCCTAGAGCAAGGGTAGGGTGACCCCGAAGGATCACCCTTGTAGTATTATACAGCTGGGTTCGAAATGATCGAAACGATACCCTCTGGACGGTACTTCTTAACACCGTAACGAGCAGTAGTTACATACTCGTGACGTTGGTAATCTTTGTTGTACTCATAATCCACCTCAGGCATTTGACGCCATGCACCAACAAACGGGTTAGCACCTGCATCAGAGGAGAAGAACAAGTTAGCAACACCGTTGTTAGAGGAGAAGTCTTGTGCTGTTGTGCCATCTGCTTCCAAGAGTGCTGCGTCTGCAACAGTGTTCTTGAGGTAGTTAGATGTATATACATCGAAACCGTAGACGTTAGCAACAAAGCGCATACCTGTTGCGATACCATCACGAACAATACCTTCCCACATTGGGTTGTTGGACACGTTAACCAAGTTAGTCAAGGTGTTCAGTTGGTACTCAACGGATGGGTCAACGATAGCAACCATACCACGATCAGGTACATTGGACTTCTTAAGTGCATAACGAGCAAATGCAAAGTCTGCAAGCTCAATACGACCAGAGTTACCACCAGCGATACGGTGTGCAACACCATCAGTTGTTTCTGCAGAGTTAGCAGTAACACCGACTTCAGGAGAAGCGAAGGTTGTTGTTTCGAAGTGCTCCATGATTGCACGTTCTTGCTCAGGAACAAACCGTGCTTCAAGCTGTGCGCTGTAGAACGAGTCCTGTGCAGCTTTCTTAGTCATGTAAGAAGCAGACTGCAGGTACTTATCTACAGTGAACTGGAACTCTGCAGTGTCCATTGGGACATACGATACAGCAGCATCTTCAGTGTAATCGGCTACAGTTGTTTCACCGATTGTTGGGATTGTGAATGTGTCACCATCTGGGAAACCGTCAAGCATACGTACATAACGCTGTGCTTGCATTTCGTCCCGAAGGATCTCTTTGAGTTCTGAGGAGTAAACCTCTGAACGAATCAGACGTTGCATGTCTGTGTTTGAGGAAATCATACCTGCCATTTGACTAGGCCTTTCTTAAAGTTAATTGCCGAATTTATCACCCATCCGCATCTTATCTTCCATAAGCTGTTGTTGGACTTTAGGTGAGTAGTATTCGTTTCGGTTTTCTCTGCGTAGCTTCTGGTAATAAGACCAGTCACGCTGCGAAGAGGATTGCATTGCGACACCATCAGTACGAACTGAACCTTGCGTCATTGGCTTGAAAGTCTCTTGCTTCTCACCTAGTAAGGTAAAGAAAGCGGAGGGAGATTCAGAGGCTAAGTTCTGCATACGTTCAAGACTGATACCAAGTTCTTTAGACTTGTTCACCAGTACATTGCTTGCCTCAGTACCGTACATCTCTTGTAGTTTACTATCTACAGAAGATATGTTCTGGTTAGCTGTGGCTTGCTGTTCTCGTTCTGTTAGTGTCTTTTCGACAAGGCTCTTTAAATCATTTTCACTGACTGCAAGGTTGGTATGTCCCTCAGTAACTGTGCCACCTGTGTTATCGTTATTGGACTCTAGAGGTTTATCGGTAGTGGGGGCCGATGCCTTTCCCTCTAGTTGTTGTAAGAGCTTGGCAGCATAGTCCTGTTTGCCTAGATCATCTCGCATCTGAGAGAGCTGATCTTCAAGGTTCTTAATGTAAGCATCAGCTTCCATCTTCCCCTTAGCTAGAACTTCTGGGTCTTTCCAATTCTCACCACGTGTCTCTACGAGCTTCTGCAAGTAAGATGCCTGTGGTTGGGTTTCTTGTTGCGTAGTCTCTGTTGTCTGCGTTTCCTGTGGTTGGGATTCTGCAGACTGTGCTTCATCAAAGATTGACATTATTGTTTTCGATCCTTACGGTTGAGGTCTATAAGATTTAAGATGTCATCAAGAGCAGCATTGTACTCATTGACAGCTATTTGTTTTTCAGCCCATCCGGGGCCGTAGTCTCGAACAGCATGTTTTCTTTGTAGTGTCTGTTCGATAACATCTGTGAGGTCTTCAAAGGCGTTGCGATAGTTCATCACTTCTTTGATGCGTTTGTCCTTAGCATCACCTCTGAATCCCTTGATCCATATTGAGTGCATTAAATACCCATCTCTCCGGCTTCCATCAGGCGTTCTTCGTTAGCAGCTTGCATGTCCTGTACTTTAGACTGCGTTTCCATCTGCTCTGTTACGGAGATGTTATCTGCGAAGAGTGTAGGTTCACCAAGTTCATATGCAATGATACGAGCTAGTTCCTTACCTGACAGGTGTGGTGCTACAGTAGGATCTTGAGCCTTAACTGCAGCCATCTGAATTAAGTTCTGTACCCTACGAGCACGTTCAGCGAAGTGTCTAGCACCTACTGGTACGATCATACCGCTGGATGTAATGTCCTCACGAGTAATGTCCATGAACTTAGTGAAGCCTCTAGCATCGTCTAAGATACGGATAGTGTCAGAACGGTTCATGTAACGACGAGCCATCTCAAGCATACTATTCAAGATAGGCTCTAGGAAGGTACGTTCAAAGTGTGCAGCCTTGTGTTCAAAGATACGAGAGGCTGAGTTCTGTAGTGTCTGGACTTCGAAGGCAGTCTTCTCACCGGGGGTACGGATACCCATAGCTTGACGAGGAGCACCTGCCATCTCTTCCATCTTGTTCTCTAGGACTTGGATCTGCATGTCAGCATTGAGTGCTGTAGCATCAGGAGCCATGTAACCTACATCACCCTCTTCACCAAGGTAGATACGAGCACCGGGTTCGAAGTCGAAGTCTTCTACATCACCCTTGACCTTAAGGATTGGGTAAGCAATCTGGTCAAACACATCAGCCTTGAGGTTCTCTAGGTGGTCAATGCGGTACTGCATACCTACAAGATTGTCTAGTGGCCCCATTGCGTAGAGGTTATCAGGACGGTTTCTCCATCCGCTGTGGAATATAGGAGACTTACCTAACCATGAAGGGTTCTCTTGGTTGTCAATAACGTAGGCACGATCAACAATAGTAATGATACGGTCAGACATGAACTCATTAGAGCTTTGATCGTAGATGTCACCATAGAAGGTGAGGATCTCTACATAGTCTGATTCGTAGTACTGTTGGATATTAGAGAACCCATCAGCTGTAAAACCATCACCCTTATCAATGTGTCCCTCAGAGGATCGGACTGCCTTACGAGCATCCATCATCTTATCTAGGACTTCCTTCAAGTAATCATTAGAAGGATCAGCATCTATCATACGTTTGATCTCACCAAGGGACTTGATGCTACGAATGATCTTAGGGGAGTTCTCAAAGGAGGTTGCTGTAGGATTAAAACAAATGTCGTAGGGAGATACTCGTGTTAGTCGTGGGCCTGTGTACTTCTGAATGAACTCACCAGACTCTTTATTAACGAACCCGTCTTCCCACTCTACCATAGCGAAACAGTTACCATACAGAATCCAGTCCTGTACAATGTTAGAGACTGTATTAACAAAACCAGACTGGTTAACTTTATTCTCCATGTAGGCTTGGATCACATCACGTTTCTCACGCTTGGCTGAGTCCCGTGTACTAGCTTCCCAGCGCATCCACTTCTGTTGAGGGAACAAGGTAGCGAAGTAGTTAGCATGTAAGTTGTCAGAAATCTGTGTGATCTTAGGAGTAGTAGTTGTGTTAGACCAAGGTAGGATTGCATTAGCTGTTGTAGTTGTATCTGTAGCATATACGTAGTTACGAAGTTGTTTGGTGCTCTCGACCCAAGGACTACGAAGTGAATGCCACAGACGCCACTTATCTGCAATCTCTACAGCAAGTTGATCTGGATTAATCAAGTGTTCAATATCAATGGTGTCCATTATCTACTCCCTGCTCTGAAACGACTATTCGCCCAGACAATATTGCTTTCTCGCTTCCTGTTAAGGTTGCGTGTCGGACGTACAGCCATATCAACTGCAGATGCTAAGGCATCAATTACGTCATCATGTGGTGGATTACGTGTTGATAGCTCGTCTTCCAAGTACTGAGTGTTACCACCCCGGTAGTGCCACATCTGTAAGTTGTCATACCTAGGCTCTAAAACAGAAGCTATACGTTCCTGTTTGTTACCTTGGCTCTTGTTAGGTCTGAACTCCTCAATGCTTAGAGCAAGTCCATGTTCCTTGATTAGTTCTTTTAACTGTTTAACGATAGCCATCTGAGCTACAGTAACCTCAGCCCTTAGCTTCCTGAAGGACCACTTAGTGTGCATGTCAAAGATGTGATCGAAGTATTCAGTAATACGGTCAGTCTTGAACCTGTCGATGTCTAGGACATATACATTGTTGTCAGCATCTACCCCTACAAGAACCAGTGCTGTGTAGTCAGCCTTAGATCTTAAACTAAAAGCAAAGTCAATAGCAGCAAAGAGGTTTAGTTTACTATCTTTGTAGTACCAGAAACCATTATCTAACTTCAGGTGCTTCCTGTCGAAGTACTGAATCTTATCTCTACCTACAGGCACGTTGTCTGGGTCACTAGGATCGTTGTAGTACTGAGCCTTGAACTGGCCCTTGTCTAGATACTTACCACGTTTCTTAGCTAAGGTCTGTATGTCGAACCCGAACCACTTACCATCTTTACGTTGCTGTCGAGGCCAGAGGAACTCACCAGTACCATCACCTAGGTTCTCTACTGGCTTCTCCATTATCTCATAGATGTTGTCTTCACCAGTCTGCTCACCCTTGCTATCATAGAGAACTTCTTTCATCTCCATCAGATCGTTGTACAAGTCCTTACTGTGGTATCTAGTACCTACTACCCACTCCTGTGCATCAGCACCTTCGATGGATGATAGTAGTGAGTACTGACTAGCAACCTTGTTTCTACCCTCAGAGGTTAGAGCATTCTCAGCTACAACAACGTCATCAAGTACAGCAATGTCACAGTGTAGACCAGTCAAGGATGTAGTAAGACCACCAGTGAATACACTAGGATCACGTACATTCTCTTTCTTACGGAGGGGGTGGTCTAAGCTAATCTCTGAGTTAGTCCACCGGGTACGTTTACCTTCCTCTTGGTGGAGGTGCTCAGGCCAGTAACGTCTAAAGATCTCTGAAGTAAAGATACCCTTAATGAAAGTAAGTTGCTTCTCAGCTAAGTTAGCAGTAGCAGATATGTAGAGGACACGTAGGGTAGGGTTCTTAGTTAGTTCCCATGCTACACGATATGCTACAAGTCTAGACTTACCGTGATCTCGTGGGAACAAGAGAAGTTGAAAGTCTTTAGCATCTTCCCTTGTCCACCATTCGATTACTTCCTTATGGCAATCCCCTAAGACCTGTTGTGGTGCGACTAGCTGTATGAAGAACTCTAGGTCATTCTCAGCTGCAAGTCGTATCTGGTCTAGTGTATCTTTAGTTGCCATAATGTTTCCTTGCGGTTAAGGTTTTACAGGCCAGTCATCGTCTGCTAGGTTAGGCCATGCGTCTGAGTCTGTGATGCCTCGTAGCTCTTGACGGTAGGTAGCCCATGCAGTCTTTGCTTCGTTACTGAGAGGACTGTCATTCATCTGGGTCCAGTCTGACTGAGCTAACAAGCCATCACGTTCTGCACGAACATTTAAAGCTGCATCAGCATCATACTCTGCTATCTCTTCAGCAGTCTTAGCAGTTGTTGTCCAACCTATAGTCCAAGCCCCAGAGACCAAAGATGGTGCAGCTTCTTGCTCAACCGTCTGAGTGCGATCATCAATGTCAGGCATATCCGTATAAGTAACCGGAAGTATACCATAGCTCTCAAGCATCTCATCAGGGATTTTCTTGGGAAATGATGTATTCGGATTGTCACGGCGTAGTTGCCCTATGGAATAGGGGTATGTATCTACACTACCGCTTGTAATTTTAACGTACATTTAGGTTATCCTTTTTCTAGGTTTGTAGAGCTAGGGGTAAACGTGGCTGTTGTTAATGACGGTGTACCTAAGCTAAGTGGTGCGGCTATTCTTGTAGATATATTTGTTCTATTAGTTCTGCTTGTGCCACCTATGTTTTGAAAGACATCCTCATATACAAAGTCACCATAGGTTCCTGTAAGTGAGCCATCCGTTGGAAACTTAAATATAAACCCAGAAAAAGAACCACCTAACGAAACAGCTTCGGCCCCGCAAACGTACAAGTATTGATCGTCATTCGATATTGCTATTCTTGCTGGTACTACGTTATATGTTGTTGTAACTCCACGCAGTTTTCTACTCCACAACTTATTAAAGCTGTCATCAAATTTGTTAATATAAGTGTGGCGATAACCAGATGGTGATGTAACGTAAGATAGGAAGTAAACATTCCCTAAGCTGTCAGTAACCACACCGTAAGCACGACCGTTGCTGGTGTTGTTAATTCTATCATCATTTATTGTTGTGTTGGTCATGTTAAAATACCAACTACGGTTCCCAGAAACTGCTGCCCAAGTTTTATTGTTTGGGCCGTGAGCTACGTCAGCAACATATGCAGATTGTTGCCCGCCGAAAGGGAATACTTCTGTCGTAGACCCTATGTTACTTTGTGACGCCCGCAAGAAAAAATCCATATTTCCTGTGCTTGTGTAGCCAGCAATACCACCGAACACAACTGAGCCATCATCATCTGTAGCGACACAACGGCATTGTTGGCTGTAAGTAAATCCCTCTATATAATCTACAAGTGATGAGCCATCTGAGGTATTTACCTTTCCCCAATAAAAGCCATCCGCAGATGTATTAATTCCAGAATTATGCTGGGCCGATGATCCGCCAAAGAACAGGGTGTTTTCATCTGTGCTAATATCGCAATCATATAGACGGGACTTTCTAGCAGAGGAAATTGTTTTCTCCCATGCAATAGTTCCACTTGCTGAAACCTTTTGAATATAACTCTTTGTGACGCCATCAGTTATATAGCCTGCCGCATAAATATTATCAGAGCTATCTGTTGTTACACCATTAAAAACGTCAGTCCCCGTTAAGCCAGAAGTTTTTGACCAAAGAATACTACCGCTTGCGTCTACTTTTAGTATCAAGGCATCAGAACCACCCGCACCCGATGGATTATTAACAACACCAACAGTCACAATATCACCACTGCTATCAACATCTATATCGGTAAATACTGGATAGGATGTTGTTGAACGAACAGATGAAATAAATAAGTCAGGCTCACTACCAGCACCAGCAGCAGCAATAGTTGTAAGTTTACTTGTTAAGCTCATGCCATTGCCGCCCCACCTTGGAAGCCGTACCATGTAGTACCGCCATCGTGAGTGATAAACACAAGCACGTTAGTCTCTCCACTAGCAGGCGCATCAGGCGCACTACCCCCAGCCCAATCAACCGTACCGGGCCATGTCAATGTGTGTGTACCGCCAGCAGTTACCTTGAGAGTAAAGCCATAAGCTGTTCCAGACGCAGGGGGATTGCTGAACGTAAATGTAGTGTTCTGATCTGTCGTAAGAGCAAAGACGTTGCCTGTCTCACAGTTCACATCAACAGTCGCAGCAGCAGTAAGGGATACATATGTCTCGTTGTAAGAGGTAGCCTTAAGTTCAGCTGCGAGGGTAACGTCACCGTTAGCATCTGCAGTAACTGCCTTACTAGCCTCAGATGTACCCAAGGTAGTAATGTCTGTGTAGTTGATC